TGGAAATGCACGACCTCGCGTGCGCGCAGGTAGCGGATGGGATCGGCGACCTCCTGGTCGGTCGCAAGCCGCAGGATATTGTCATAGGTGGTGCGTGCCTTCTGTTCCGCAGCCATATCCTCCACCAGGTCGGTGATCGGGTCGCCGCAGCACTGGAACTCCGCCGCGGTAAACGGCGCGCCGCCGGCAGACTGCGGCCAGATGCCCGCCGTATGGTCGATATAGTACGGTGCAAAACCGCCCGCTTCCAGTTCCTTTGCGGAGAGCCCCTTGGTCAGCTGGCGCACGATGGAACCGACCATCTCCAGATGCGCGAGCTCCTCGGTGCCGATGTCCGTCAAAAGCCCCGCCACGCGCGGATTTGACATGGTAAAGCGCTGTGAAAGGTAGCGCATGGAGGCCCCCAGTTCTCCTTTTGTCAAAATAAATCTAAAAAAAATTTCAATTTTTTTCATCGAAAAAGACGTCATCCATCTTCCAAAGGATCTCAATTTTGTCATTTTCATATACATTGATTCTCTCGATAACCTTAGAGAGCGCTTTTCTGTCAAATGCATTTAAAGCAGCCACGTCGTTCAATTCTGCCTGTTTTTCGCCCGAGCTCTCCAATTTTTCCCGAGTGATTTCTGACTCCCTTTCCATTTCTGCAGTATGCCGATCGATTTCTTCAATACGGTCCGAAATATCCCTGTATTCTTTCATATAGCCTTCTTTTGTAAGTCTGCCACTTCGATAATCCGAATATATTTTCATTTTTCTTGAGGATAATCTTTTTCTTTCAGCATTCAGCGCCGTCAATCTCTCACTCTGAAAAGCGGATTCTCGCCACTCCTTCTTCCGGCACTCAAGTTTTTCGGATAAAGATTGTACATAATCCCTTGTAATACTAAGCACGGTTTCTTCCAGGGTTTCAATCCCAATCTTGACCTTTCGGCAACCCGGAATGCCCGTCACACTGGCCTTAGAACATTTATAGGTTTTTCCGGTGCTCGACGTATCAAGTCTTCTCCCACAATATGCGCATTCTATCGGGACTCTGCCACTCACTTGCGGCGCTCGAACCTTTGGCGCTTTCTTAACAGACGATTCGCTCACCTTCTGAAACAGTTCCTCTGATACAATCGGTTCGTGCGTTCCCTTCACCACAACCCACTCTTCCCTATCTCTCAGAACCGGCTTTTCTCCTCCGATTTTGGAGCGATTAACCTTGTTCCATACGATATTTCCAAGATAAATTTCATCTTTGAGCATATGCTTAATGGTGCTATCATTCCATAAAACCTTTTCTTTTTGGGACATACCGCTTTTCCAGTACCCTTTTTCCACCATGTACTCGCTGCATGTCGGCACCTTATTTTCGTTAAGATACCTGGCAATCTGCCTTCTACTGCTGCCCTCAGCTGCCATTGTAAATATGAGCTTTACAATATCCGCGGCTTCCGGATCTACGATCAGATGTCGCTTATCGTTCGGATCTTTCCTATATCCATACTTTGGACGCGCGGAAAGATACTCTCCCTTCTTCGCGTGTGTGAGCATTGCCGATTGCACTTTTCCGGACAGATCTCTGATATACATTGCGTTGATCATGTTTTTCAGCACAACACTCATCCCTCCGGTCATTCCGGCACAATTCTCAGAGTCAAATCCGTCATTAACCGATATGATGCGGATTTTAAGCAGCGGAAATATCTTTTCCAGATAATTGCCGACTTCAAGATGATTTCGTCCCAATCTGGAAAAATCTTTTATGATGATTACCCCGATTCTCCCCTCCCGGGCATCGTCCATCATTCTTTTGAATGACGGACGTTCAAAATTTGCACCACTGTAACCATCATCTACATATTCCACAAGCTCTCTGTACTTAAACTCATCCTGTGTCTCCACGAAGCCGGAAAGGAGCTTTCTCTGCGCCGAAACACTGTTGCTCTCGGACTTTTTTTCACCATCTATATTTGCATCCTCCTTTGAAAGCCTTATATACATGGCAATGTATTTCTTTATCTGCACTCTTCCGCCTCCCTTATCTTTGTGTAATTTTTGAGTTCATACAGCATATCATCATATTTCAGATGTACCGTTATGGATCTATCGCTTGAAATTTCAAGTTTTTCTACAAAAGCATCCACCATTTCCCTGGTAAGTGTCCTGGTTCTCCGATATTTATTGATCACCTGTTCCCACTCTTCATCCGTGCGGTATTCCCTTTCATATCCTACCTTCTGTGTTATCAGCAGATCGAGTTTCTCCTGAAGTTCTTTGGCATGAGCCATATCCTGCTCCAGAAACTTCTCATACTGCTCCGCGTCAATGATTCTGTATGCGTAATCTTCAAAAAGACGTTCTCTGTTCTTTGCCAGCTCCTCCAGTTTTTTCCGGCATTTCTTAATTTCCCGCGTAAATATGTCGTATTTTTTCATGCTTGCCTGACGCTGATTTAATTTACGAATCATAGTAACGCTCTCCATATATACATTGATATGCGTCCGGATCACACGCAATACATATTCATTGATTTCCGTATCATATACGGAATTTGGTGTACATTTTCTCAGCCTTGTATAACTTGAACATCGAAATAATCTTTTATGACCTTTACTACCTCCGGTTAAATACATCGGTTTTTGGCATTCTGCGCAAAAACATTTTCCACGGAAGAAGTTAAAGTCTTTTGCCGTTGCTCCGTCATTCTTTCTTGCACTGATCACTGCTTGTTTGATCTGTGCTTTTTTCTTCTGCACCTGCTCAAACACTTCTCTTGAAATCAATGGCTCATGTGTGTTTTCAACAAGTATCCATTCACTCCTTGGACTATCTATTTTTTTGTTTTTTCCCCACTGTTCATTTGTTCTTTTATTAAAAAAGCAGTCTCCCATGTACTTTTCATTTTGAAGGATTCTGTTCACGGTGGAAGGATGCCATCTCTTTTCCGAAAGATCTCCCATTTCCTTTCCGTGCTTAATCCTGCTGTATACTCCCGGACAAAGGATGTTCTCTTCATCCAAAACGCGTGCAATTTCCGCATAAGTAGATCCATCCATAAACATCTGAAAAATCCGCTTTACAATCGGCGCCGTCTCCGGATCCGGAACCAGCTTATGCGGATTGCTTTTGTCTTTTTCATATCCGTATGCTACGAATCCGGCTGGATACTCCCCCTTTTTCCAATAGGTGCGATAGGCACTTTTTACTTTTTTCGAGAGATCCCTTGAGTATATCTCGTTATAGACATTTGACATATTGATCAGCATACTCACATCATCCCGATCCGAGTCAAACTGCTCATTCACTGAAATAAAGCGCACCCCGAAAAACGGGAATACCCTCTCAATATAGCTGCCTGCTTCCACGTAATTCCGGCCAAGCCTCGAAAGATCTTTTACAATTACGCAGTCAACCGTTCCTGCGCTGATGTCCTGCATCATTTCCTCAAAACCCTCTCGCTCAAAGTTGGTTCCGGTTTTGGAAATGTCAAAGTATTCTTTCCGGACAACGATGTCGTCCTTGGACTCCACATAGCTGTGAAGGAGCGCCATCTGCGTTTCAATGGTGTTCCGCTCCCGGTTTGCGTCACTCTCGAAAGAAAGCCTCGCGTAAAGGGCGGCATGGGATACCTTTTTCCCCGGATCCGGCTTTGTCGCGGTTACAATCGCTTCGTTTCCAGCATTTACAAAATCAACTTTTCTTGATTTTCTCGCCATTTTACACGACCTCCTTTTTCTCCGATGCAATTTCACATCCCAATGTTTTCATTTGTCCAAGCAGCGTGTGATAACAATCATCAAAATTGAATACAACCTCGATCGTTTTTTTATCATAAACTTTAATCCGGTCGATCAGCTCCACCGCAACCGTTCTTGTCAGCTCCTTGAGATTCTGATGCTCTGTGAAATAATCCAGCCACTGGTATTTATCGCTTTTTGACTCCAGAATCTCTGTAATCTGACGTTCTATGCTGCGAATCGCCTCCTCCGCTTTTCTGCGTTTTTCTGTATAACCGTCGTAAAGCTCCGCATAATCATCTTTTGAAATGATTCCTTCCCGAAAATCCACATACAGACAATCCCTGAGTTCTCTGCACCGCTCGGCTTCCTTTTCCATCGCTTCCTTGCGGTTTTCAAGTTCCTTAATGTCCAGTTCCTGAAACGGAACTGTATCTATATAGTTGAGAATGCGTTTCATATCGAGTACGTTTTCGATGTGCACCTTTAGGAGCTTAAGCACCGTTTCCTCCATCTTTGCCATAGGAATACGGTG